TTCGGCAGATTGGGTTTCGCTCTGCTGATTATATTCTGCTTGTTCTAAATCATCATCACGATAAGGTTTGAATCCACCTATCTTGTTGATAAGTTTACGAATGGCACGCTTGTTTCGCATACGGGCTGTGTCTTCAGACGCAAGTTCCATCTCTTGTGAGATGTCACCAAAGTCCATAGCCTCTGCGTAGCGTAGGAATAATAACTTCCTATCTTCCTTGTGTAGTTTCCAAAAGCCAGCGTCAATCTCAATCATCATAGCCATTAAGTTTCCGCCTTCGGATGGAGCAGATGGTCTGCCGCTACCAGCAAGGTCTAACTTCTGCGTCAGATTTATTTCACCTCTTAAGACAGAGGGCAACAGAGCCTCAACCATATCTGATTCATAAAAGAACAAGTCAGATGTTTCATAGCCACCAGACTTAGCCTTCCAATGTTGGCAGTAATCTAATGCTTGATTGCGTAGGCTACGATAGATTAAATTCTTAGCATCCTTCTCACCGATTGCTTCCCAAGTATCTAGTTTATTGGGATGCTCAACGAACCACTGATACAAGGATTGTCTTATGTCTTCAGTCTCAAGATTAAATTTATTGTGGTACTCAGATGCAACTGCATCAACCACATATTGCCAACGCTCTATGCGTTCCCATTCAATCACTTTATCTTCACCCCTAAATTGGTATGAAGAAAGGTAACTTCTTTCATTATCTTAGACTTGTTTAGAAACTCAGTGGTAACAGGAAGCCACTTCTCTTCCCAAACTAAATCAGTTAACTCATCTAGGGCAAAACGCCACACGCCATCAGGAGTTGAATTAATGTAATAAGGACGGAATCCCAAAGCAGTAGCAGTTGTTGTAAGAAAATCATACTTCTTCCTTTCAAGGAGCAAAGTATCGTAATGAGTATTGCGAGACTTCAGTTCTATAAACATACCATATTGCTGTGTTGCACAATCAAAGCCATCAAACTCGTTAGGGGAGTGTTCAAGGTCAGGCATCTCTGTCTTAAGCCATAAGAACAACTCTGTTTCTTTCACTCTCTATCCCATTTACCTCTCAGTACGAGCAGAGCAATCACACCGTAGTTCGCTAAATCTTTGAATGAATCTTCTAGTGGTTCGTGCTGTGCAGATAATCCCTTATCAACTAGGTTGTTGATACGGGCTGTCTTGTCGTGCATACGTACACGTAATCCATTGAGTGGACCACCAGGGGATTGGGAAATATTCTTTGGACCGTAGTCCCTATGCTTAGAGATAAGTAAATCTCCAAGTTCACGCATTACTTCTCTGACGTCTGACTCAAACTTAATAGCGGGACTGAGACCGTTAGGATGAGATTGGATTCCATCGTTACCATCTGTGTTATCTTGAAACCTTGATTCACCAAGTGCTCTGTAATCTGCCATATTTCCTCACGCACCACCTTGTTCGTCGTCATTGTTCTCCGATAATAGTATGTTTAGTTCTTCATCAAAACTCTGTAGTGCTGACTTGACTACCATATCTTCAATGAGTTCGTCTACCAAATCATAACCATTCTCGGATGCGAATAGTGTAACATATGTAGATTGAGTTATATGTCTGATTTGTCTAGGGTCTTCGGCGTGGCTAAAGAGGAACCTCAACAAAGAACCAAGCATCAACTTATACCCATTGGGTAGTATGAAGTATGGGTCAAACTCTTCGTCATCTTCTAGGGTATGGTCAATCAACTGGAATGAATCATCAAAGTCTTCGCCACATTCGTGGCAATGATTAATGATTTCTTCGTAAGGTTCATCCATTAATTTAAGTCCATCTTGTTATGGAAATAGGAAGCACCTTCTTGCACGAACATTGAATTAACATCTTGTCCGTCTGGTAATTGAATGATAGTAACTGGAAGTTCTCGGGCAAGACTCCTGGCGAATTCCGTACCTGGTTGGTCTCCGTCAGCGAAGACGAATACTCTTTCAAAGTCTGCAAGCAATCGTGTGTAGTGCTTCTTCCAACTGTTAGCCCCAGGTACTCCAACGCAGGGAATTCCAACACAGCGAGAGATAGTAAGTGTGTCAATCTCTCCTTCACATACTCCAATAAAATCACCTGCACGCTCCACATCTAGTACGTTATACATCTTAGTTTCAGCACCAGTCATACCCATATACTTAGGCTCAACTGCAGGGTTAAGAGAACGGAATCGCAAGTCAACGACACCTGTCTTGGTAATGTACGGAATAGAAAGTCTGCCAGTAAATGCCTCGTGTCCAACTTCAGGCTCCGCGACTACGCCTAATGACACCAGTCGCGCTACCTCCAGAGGAATGCCCCTGCTTTTTAGGTAGCCTTCCGCCTGAGAGATGCTTTCCGCGTACTTGGTTGTCGCTTTGTCCAGTAAATCCTTCTGCGATGCGTTTTGCTTCACGAATATTTACCCCTTCACGCTGTGAAATAATTTGTAAACTGTTACCTTGCACTCCACAGGCGAAGCAGATGAAGATGTTATCGTCAAGATTTGCACTTCCCGATTGGTGCGTGTCACTGTGGAAAGGGCACTTGAGATTAACTTGCCCGTGTCCTTGTCGTAAGTTTGCTCCGTAGTGGAGAAGAACTTCTCTGATACTTGGTAGGTCATTGTCAATCTTGTGCACCATCCTTCTCCTTTAACCACTGACTTAAGTCTTGAATGACCCAAGCCTTTTCAATCCCAGCGTTTCTTCTTTTGACTATAACATAGTGCAACGGAACTTCTTTGATACCACGAGCACTGGCGTAATTGACAGCCTCAACCTCTGCCTCACGCCAGAACTCGGGTAAAGATAATGTACTTCTATTTTTTAATTCTAAGATGTAAGTCTTACCAGCGATGACAACAACCATATCGCCTTCGTCTTTTGCACCAGCCTTGGTTAGACGCTCAGCCATAGCCCCCATCTTGCGGAGCCATTTCATTACATCAGTTTCAAACTGAGAACCTTTACGTCCGTTAGGGTTAGCCACTTAGGATGCACTCTTATCCTTACGTAGGATACGTGCAGCCCACTCAAGACCATTGTTAACACCATCAGTCCAGTCATCTGTTACTGGTACACGTGCTGCTTCAATTTTAGAGATGTACTTATCAACTTCTAGTTTAACTTCAAGCATAATTAACTGACGCACTTCTTGCGTCATATCATCTTCTTCTTCTCTAATCACTTCATCCACCGTTCTCTGGTATGTCTGACATAAACATAAACTCAGGGTTAAATGATAGCCAACAAGTTAGGTTAGCATTGGCATCGGCACGACCATATCTATTCTTTACAGGAGCAACAGCCATTGAAGTACCAACGACACCAAGAGTGCAGATGAGAGCAGGAAGTTGTGCCACCTTACCTTGGAGGGCAGAACGAGGTTGGCAAGGATTTCCAAGGACTGCTTCAGAAGTATGATGAAGAATAATGATTGCAGCATTAGTAGCACGAGCAAGGTATTTCAACTCCTTCATAATCGCACGCATAGATGCGAACTCTTCACCACCATCGGTGGCTATGTCCATCAAGTTATCTACAAAGATTGCTACAGGTGGACAACCCCATAGTTCTTCAAAGGCTTGAACCTCTTCATCTATATCTTGCAAGGTAGGTGAAGATTCAAATGACCACACGATATGGCTACCCTTAGCAAGGATTGCTTTAGTCCAACCAGTATCTGTATCCATCAAGCGTTCAACATCTGTCTGATTCTTACCACTAATCATTGACGCTAGGCGCATAGCCATAGTGTGTGCGTTAGTATCTGCAGAAATGTAAAGGCTAGGCACCTTCATATTAAGGGCTAAAGCCAGTGCTAGAGTGGACTTTCCGACACCTGGTGTACCTGCGAGCATAGATACTTCTGCTCTACGAAAAATAATTTTGTTGCTTTCAAATGCGCGGAATACAGAGGGCAACGGTTCTCCACCGATGTCTGCTCTACCTACACTGCGTACAAGTGTTCTCATCGTGCACGCTTAATGCGCTGAATTACACGACTGAGTTCTTTGATTTCTTTAATGTTAGCAACAGCATCTTCTTCAAGAAGTTCGTAAACTTTTTGGTTAAGTAATTCTATTGAGTCTTCTAATGTTTTCATTCCTTCTCCTGTCTTAAGTTGGTAGAGAGGCAGTCACCTTCCCCTGAATAACTGCCCCTCTACCAATTCTTACATCAGCGTCTGTTGTATTAGTTCGCTGGCTTGCATTGGTCGGGTGTCCCCTGCGGTGTTGGGCAAGCCCAGAACGCGTAAGGTTTCCCCGTTGTCTTGCTTGTTCCCGAACGGAAGATTCGTGCTCCGTGGATACAAGTTGGAGTTGACATCCCTCCCGCCCCAGCGGACGGAGGCTGAGTCTGGGCGGTTGAGTAAGTAGGAGCGGGCTGCGATTCTACTGTTGAACCAGTGGTCCCCAAAGGGCTTGCATTGTAAGCACCTGACACCATCTTCTGTGTCGCTGCAATTTGTGTAGAGAAATCAGAGATGCCTTCTAGCAATACTGATAACTCGTCTGCTGTATTAGCACGGATATTAATTAAGTCACCAACAGGAGTCTTAATTGATACCTGTAACTTCCAGTTTTCTACTGTCATTTATTTTCCTTTTGTGAATTGGCAGTGTGCTGCGAGTCCGCAGTAACTGCACGATTGTAGGTTCGGTAGAAATATACCAGCCTTGCGTGCTTTGTCAAAGCCATCAACAAAGTATTCAAGTGTGTCCTGTGTATATCTACTCAGGTCAATCATCTCCCCTGTCCCCGATTCACGAGACATCCAGTAGTTACCTAGATTGACTTTCACTCCGAGCATCATCTCAATTCCTACTTTGTAGAAACCAAGTTGAAGGTCAGATACTGGTCTGCGAGATGAAGTCTTGAGGTCTACAATCACGAGTTGTCCGTTAACCTCAAACACTCTGTCAATAAACATCTTCACTGGCACTCCAGCAATTTCAGGATTAAGTTCTAATTCAATAGCCTTAACCCCTTGAGGTGTTGTCCAGATTTTCCAATCAGGATTATTCTTGCGCCACTTGATGTAGTTATCTACCCAAATGGAACCTTGCGTATCCCACCATACTGCGTCTTCTCTATCAGGGTTTGCTTTAGTGGAACGTCCAGCAACCCGTGCTTTACTCAGGTCAAGGTCTTTAGTTTCCTTAAGCCAAGCAATATCCCAATAAGCATTACCCATTTTCTATGTCCCACATTTCTGCTGCATAGTGAAACGCACGTCCACCTGCTGACCAAACGCTTGGCTCTTCTTCTACTTTAAGTAGTCTACCTAGGTAGTACTGATACCCACAGGTCAGGTAAGTTGTGAATGCTGAATAAGAAATGTGGGCTGGAAGTTCATACGAATCCAGTTTAATCATTATCTAAAACTTCTAGTAGGTAATCTACTTCCTCACGAATTGTTCTTACTTCTTCGGATAGTAACCAGATTGAATCATAAAGAACTTCAACTGCTTCTTCTAGTTTTCTGTTGAACATATCTACTCCTGTCTAAGTTATTTTATATAGTCCTCCTGCGGAGGACAGGAGAGTACTCTAACACAGGAGAACTATATAAACCTATTATAATATATATATTATTATATAAGGCGCTCCGCGCCTATATATATTATATATGTTATTATATAATTAATTATACACAGACAGGATACCTAATGCAAAACGACACGCCCAACTACCCTAACTGGTTTGATAGCCAACGACACAACTTTGAGAATCACCTACTCCACTTAGCAGGAAAACCTGACCTTAAGTTCCTGCAGATAGGGGTCTTTACTGGCGATGCCAGTATGTGGCTATGTGAGAATATCCTGACCGACAAGACCTCGTGGCTCTACGATGTTGATACGTGGGCTGGGTCCGATGAGGTTGAGCACGAGCCACTGAATTTTGATAAGGTCTTTGAGTTCTACGAAGAACGTATTGCTACGCTGAAGTCAACGGTGCGCTTGCGTATGACCAGTGATGAATACTTTTCTGGCAACAACACAGTCAGGTTTGATTTCATCTACATTGATGGAGACCACACATCCCATCAGGTTGCCAAGGATGCAGACAACGCTTGGAAGTTACTGAAGTCTGGTGGCATTATGGCTTTTGATGATTACCTATGGGGCAAGGACTTATCACCTGAGTTAACACCTAAGCCAGCCATTGATAGATTCCTAGCCAAGTATACTAGTGAGTACGACCTACTCTCGCAGGATTACCAGTTATGGCTTAAGAAGAAATGACAAAAAGACCCCCAAGCCATAGGAAATCCTATGACCCAGGGGTCTAAGTGTCTTAAAACCGCCTCAGAAGGCGTATAATCGGTA